CAGGACTTTACTTACATGCAGTGAAGCGGTTGTGTCTCACAATGGGAGACCAATTTGAAATGACTAGATGGCGGTTTTCTAATTTTTATTTGTTTTTCGATGTTTTGATTTTTATGAGTTTTGTATTTTAAGGAAAGAAAGAAATAAGAAAGATATGTAGGCAGATGTATTTGTTTATGGTTTTTATCAATAAGATGCTTGGAGCAAGCTGTTCGCTCGCGAGAAGACAAGCTGAACATTGCAGATCATGGCGAAGGTGACCGTCGCGGAGACCCCGTATTTAAAGGCCCCGGACAAAAGAATCGCATTCTCCAGAGTTGGGTATAGCGCCCACTCAATAACTTCACCACCTCCCTGAGTTACATCGTAGCATGCCAGATAAGCTGTAAACCCGTCATCAACAGTGATGGCGGCATCAAAGGATGTTGGGGATGTTAGCAAATTAGCAGCCGTGACGTTAGTCCAGGTGTTGAGTATTTGGGAAGAAGTTACGCAAAAGGTAGCCTTGTAAATGTCTCCTGCGGAGTTGTTGTGTGGGGCGGCGCTAGCACCACCCGCCAACGTGTAACCACGAATATCCAGACTGGTTAGGTTTGAAACACCCGCGGTGACAGCTGCGCCACCTTCACCGATAGCGATTTGAGAGACTTGTCCCCGCGCAATAGGCAATTGCCCAGCACGTGGATTCACAGACATCCCCTTGAATGAAATGTCGTAGTCAATCAGAATATAGCCAGGTGAGCTCGAGGTCGATGTCTTCGAAAACATAAGGACTGTACCCATGGCGTCTTCATTTAAATCAGAGTTCAAGGCATATGCCGTGGTACGCCACTCCTTCACCGGATCGATGAAGATAGTGTGGTTCGTCCACTGCGGCCCGATTACTGTGTTAGAATCAGATAGCACAAAAGGCAGAAATGATGAATTGGTGTAATCGACCATCGGCTGCTTACGATCACGCTCATAGTAGAACATGACATCTCCAGTCTGCGAAGTAGCAGAACTAGTGATATAGTGTAAAGTAGCTTTGTTGATCTTAAAGTATTGAAACATCTGCGCGTAATTACGCAAAACAGAAGAAGGTAGAACGCAAGGTGTGAGCGGCATGCCGCCCACCAACTCCCAACCATTGACGTTAGAGGCAGTTGCAGACAGGTTGAACGCAAAATCCCGGCCGACCACTCGAGCCCCATCGACACTGCTGGTCACACTAGCTTTGGCTCCACGAATGGAATTGCCGATAGCAACTGGGGCAGTATTGACGGTGCTCACTGGGCCGAACGATTTCTTGGTCTTGAAAGACTGACGAACTGGCTTCTTCGGCATTTTTTATTTTTCACTTTTATAGTTTTTATTGTCGGAGGGTTGTACTTTTTATGCAAATTAATTAACGAATCAGTTTTCTTTATTTTCTTTTTCTTGAGTGGTTTGTATGGTCTTTGGTAGTCTCGGCTGTGTCGGCCGAGCAGTTCAGGGTCACGAAGCACTATTGGTGTGTTGTGCTCCGTGGTGGCGACTTTCGCTTTCGTTTGTGGCGCTTTTGCAGCCACCGGCTTTTGGGCCGGTCTGACCACGACATGGCTTGGATGCCGCGGGTCATAAACGAAGGCTTCGACGTATTCCGTCGCGTCCCACTTGGCCTTACCAGTCCGCACAGGCATGCGAACCGGCACTTCAGTGACTTTAGCGGGCTCAGGAACCACCTCTCCGTCGTAACGGTGAATAGCCCTCTCAGCCGCGCGTAACACTTTGTTGCCTTTCTTGACGAGCGCTCCGTAGAGTCTGCCCCTCAAGCCTAAACTTTTAGTGCCTTGGTGAAATTTATCATCTGCGACACGCTCAGCCTCCATGCGTTGCTCTCTGTTACGCAACGTCGAAGCTAAGTGGTAGTCCGCGTCATGGACTTTGCATTGCAAGTCCAGCGCGTTGACGGGAACCGAAGTTCCGTCACTAACACTACTTTGAAATTTCCCATCGGACCAGTACATTCCACAGTAATTAGTAGTGAAATCCATGAATATACAAGCTTCTATTTTTATTTTTATTTTTATTTTTCCGCCAGGACGACCCCTCTTAGAGGTCCTTTTTGGTGAAGCTTTCCAACAGACTGTAGTCCACACAGTCGGTCAGATTCTTCGACAAGACGGCGAGCAATTGCTCCTCCGCCTCACGGGCTGTTATTCCGTACCTTGCCTCGAAAAAGGCCAAGGTGTCCTCAGATGGGCGATGATACTCACTGCACAGGCTTTTATATACGGCCCGGCTATCCGTGAATTCCTTCTTTACTGTTTTCTTCAGTAAACCCAACTGATGCTTCGCGAACGCGCCAAGAACCGGTATGTAACCAGCCTCGACACGTAGCCCTAACAGCATACCCTTTACTTCACCCTTGTCCAGCTTGCGGAGAGAGAATCCAATCTTCGGCAAACGCTTACCGATCTTTGGACCCAAGACGAAACCGTCTTCCACAGGCCAGAAAAGAGATGAACAGTACTCTACATCATGCCATTCACTCGAAATCTTCAACTTCGTAGTGAAACCCAACGATTTGTTGGTGTCCATAATGTAACGCTCAAGCTCAGACTGTCGTTCTTGAGACATGAGACCCCTGATGACGACAATGTTGTCATCACCGTGCACAAGGATTCGGTAATCGGTGATTCCGAAAGTTTCCAAGATATAACACGTCTTGATTCCGTTCAGGAAGCTGTTGCTCACCGACGTTGTCGGCGAGCCGCTGGTCATCGTGTAATCAACTGAATACTTGACGCCATGCGAGCTGTAGCCCTGAATTTTCTTCATAGACGTAGAGGCAAATGCTACCTGACCATACTCGGCCTGGTTGCATCTGTCGAGGACTTTTTGGAAAAGCTCGTAACTTTGCTTCCCCTGGTGCGCGTCGTATCTGCTTTCATCCATCTCCAGTATTGTAACATCCTCATCACCAAATTGGGCCCTCCATTGACCAATTTGCTCCGCATTCATTCCTGCGGTGTACGTGATTTTGTAGTCACTGTTCCATAGCTTCTTGAGCTGATCTGAAACCTGGTAAACGAACGGAGCGAACGAAACGTTCAACCTGTCTTCGTTTGCCTGGATAGCACGTGGATCGAAATCCTCCGGCTCCAAGCCCCCTTTCATGGTCAGTTCGCGCTTGGCGAACAATGACCTCTTGAAATCTCCCTTGTGTAGAGGCTCTGTCTTTAGAGTCTCCCAGGCAGCTAATTGTACCTTCCTTCTCCCTTTAGGGAAACGATCGTTCCACTTGTGAAGGTCACGCTCCAGATCATCATGCGGGATTTCCTGAAACCTCACAATTTCACGAATCGCCCACATCTTGACGTATTCCCAGAGCTCAGCGATAGGCTCAGGGACTTCCATCAGTGCCCGGTTGGCCAAAGCAACCACCTCGTTATTGATGGATGAATATGGCACTACGGGAATGTAGTTGGAAAAAGTCGTAGCTACCGCATAGAATTGAGACTTCGGCTCAATCTCTACACGATCAACTCTGGACATTTTAGCTCCTTGTCTGGTGTTCTTCAACTCTTTACCACTCTCCACGCCTGGGAGGCCGTTAGCCCACGCCAGAGCAGCGTCGAATGTCGGTCCTGGTTGAGAGGACCTATCACGTTCGTATGAATCCACGGTCACCGACCCAACTTGTAGGTCCACCTCTCCACCGTCGAATTCGGAGAGGTGCATGTTGGAACCGCAAAACGGCACACAATCCAACACGCTGGTGAATGGACGCAGGGACATAACTCTATCCAACTGTTCATAGAGAATGAGTCGGCTTGGTCTGCAGAGTCTGTTAAAAACAGTGATCTCATCTTCCAAACAGAGCACGAAAGCCATCGCTGATCCGTAGATACAGCAATCCAGACGCATACTGTTCGGTATAGAAATCTTCTCCGATCTAACCAAGGTTTGCATTGCATTTAAACACTTCTTCAGACCAGCCTTATCGCGAGAAATACCCACCATTTTGAGGGCTACTTGCTCGACCAACCCCTTAGGCAGTAGAACAAATTTCTCCGAATCATTGCTAAGCCACATGTAAGATCCAAAGCTTTTAATCTTTGAGGTCTTAAACTTCAGAACATCAAGCATTGGCTTGAATGAAGTCTCGTCCCCCAAAGATAACACACCACTGACGTTGCCGTGGTGGTCGCTTCGTTTCAAACTAGTGAGCAACGACATTGGCATCTCGCGGTCCACCGTAATGGAACCAACGAGTTCGTCGGGCACCACAGTGAAGCAGTACATCCAACTATCGCCAATGGGCCGGCCTTCCCAAGCAATGGCTCTCTTTCCGCACTGGAAGTACGTACTGGTTAACCAATGACATGGGTCGTGAGTGTACGAGGTCAAATTACCCCGCACTTGCATGCTAACAACAAGTTTGTTTGCACGAACGGACGTCTCGTACATTGACTCGGGATAGTCTCCGTTGTCATGCATTGAGCCGTAGAGGTTGTCGAACCGATGTGCTACCGCGTAAAGACACTTTTTGTTGCTTCTGTAAACTGTCTCAAGGACCTCCATCTGAGTCATATAGTAGATGGAGTGCACCGACATGTAAACGTCGGGCACAATTTCACAATCCAAGGCTTTCTTGGAGCAATAGTTAGCGTCAGCCGTATACCGACTGCGGCGAAGTACATCGCTTGAACTGAGTATTGGGTTGCAGGAATGGATATTGAGACGCTTTTCAGCTGCATGCCTGTTAGCGTTCCCACCAATGTCTGTGATAGAGACATCGGTTCCAAACCGCGAGCTTATCTGCTCCACCAATAAAGTCTCACAAATTGCACGTTCAGTTGCCCCCATAGGGTGGTCGTGAGGATGACCATCACCAAAGTGGAACTCCCACTCAGGAAACCTGAGCTGGAGTGCCTTAAGTTGGTTAGCACTGACACTATGCTTTCTGCGAAACTGACGCGTCTTAGCGCGCACCACCTTGGGAACGGTGGCCGGAGTTACACCGGGTTTGGCGGGACTGTCGGGTCCCGCACTGGCACCTTTGCCTTTGGCCTTAGCCGCCACTTTGTGGCTTTTCGGACCGCTTTTAGTAATCGACGAACTACTAGCGGATTTAACACTACTCCCACGCTTCCCTTGCGCAGGCTCTTCTTTAGAAGATTGGTCGGACTTAGCCCCTTTGGGCGTTG